AAAGAAATACACAAAAGTAAGTTGAGCTATAGCTCATATATTGATGAGCATGCACAACAATTTGATATCATTTTGACAAGTGTGTCAAAGATCAACACTAAAACTATTAAAGAAGCAAGAAAAAACAGAGCAGATCGTTTACAACGTGCGGCATATGAATCAAATGAAAACAAAAAACTAAAGATGGCTGATTTTGCAGTTGATCCAGATAGTTTTGATAAAACGGAACTGGTGTTTCGTGTTATGACATTTGAACATATTCCACTGGATCCTGATCGCAAAAAGAATCCAAAAACAGTTGCTGACCATCATACCAAGTGTTTGTTCCCTCCGTATATCCATTACAGATATGATGAAAACGGTGAACTACAGGTAGTTGGTAAAAGTCATTGGCATGGCGGTATGGAAAATGGTTCATTCTCACAATCACATGGTCAGACTACTAACAAACTTGCACATATGTATATGAAACTTTGTGAACGCTACAGTCATAGATATAACTGGCGTGGTTACACTTATGTAGACGAAATGAGAGGGCAAGCACTTGTACAGCTAGCACAAATTGGACTACAGTTCGACGAGAGCAAAAGTAACAACCCGTTTGCATACTATACTGCGGCGATCACAAACAGTTTCACCCGTGTATTGAACATCGAAAAGCGCAACCAAAATATTAGAGACGACATTTTAGAAATGAATGATCTTACACCAAGTTATACCCGTCAACACAACAACGAATGGAATAGCAACCCTAATGCTAAAGAAGTTGAAGAATAAGGTTGACAACCTACCCTTAAGGTCATATACTAGAATAAAGTACGACTAACAATAGGACGCTGAATGAGCAATTTGTTTAAGAAGGCCATCGCCTTTACGGACATTCACTTTGGCAATAAAAGCAATGCTTATGCACACAATGAAGATTGTGTTGATTTTGTCAAGTGGGTAATTGAAACTGCTAAAGAAGAAAACTGTGAGACTTGTCTATTCTTAGGTGATTGGCATCACCATAGAGCTAGCATTAACGTGGCAACATTGAACTACAGTATCAATGCACTGACACTGTTAAGTCAAGCGTTTGACCAGGTTATATTTCTTCCTGGTAATCACGATGAATACTATAGAGACAAACGTGACTTCAATAGTATCGCATGGGCAAAACACTTGCCCAATATACGACTTTTTAACGATATTACTGTAGAAGGTGATGTTGCTATTGTACCGTGGCTAGTAGGCGACGAGTACAAGAAAATGCACAAAATTGAAGCAAAGTACATGTTAGGACACTTTGAACTGCCACATTTTTACATGAATGCAATGGTACAAATGCCTGACCATGGTGAGCTCAAGGCTGATGCGTTTGGTGGTATTGAAAGAGTATTCACTGGCCATTTTCACAAGCGTCAAGAAAATAAAAATGTAACATACATTGGCAATGCGTTTCCGCACAACTATAGTGATGCGTGGGATGATGACCGTGGCGCTATGATTCTCGAATGGGACAAGCCACATGTTTACAAAGCATGGCCAGATGCACCCAAGTATCGTGTACTAAAGTTAAGTCAGCTACTGGAAAAGCCCGAGAAGTATTTGCTTCCAAAAACATATGCTCGCGTTAACTTGGATATTGATATCAGCTACGAAGAAGCAAACTTTATCAAAGAAACATTTTACGAACAGTTTAATGTAAGGGAACTTGCACTCATCCCACAGAAAGCAGTTGATACTGAATATGATGAGAGTGTGGAAATCAACTTTGAAAGTGTTGACAGCATTGTGTTTAGTCAACTTGAATCAGTACAAAGCGACTTATACGACAATAGATTACTAATGGACATTTATCGGAATCTTTGATGTTTAAACTTAATTCATTAACTGTTAAGAACTTTATGAGTGTGGGTAACAGTACCCAAGCGATTGACTTCAATAGAGATGACTTGACACTAGTACTTGGCGAAAACTTAGACACCGGAGGTGGTGATAGTGGTAGTCGTAATGGTACAGGTAAAACAACTATCATCAATGCGTTAAGTTATGCATTGTATGGCAACGCACTTACTAACATTCGTAAGGATAATCTAATTAACAAGACCAACGGCAAAAGCATGTTGGTTACCTGTGAGTTTGAATTAGGTGGATTATACTATCGTATTGAAAGAGGCAGGCGGCCCAATCTACTAAAGTTTTATATCAATAACAATGAACAAGAAACAGACGACAATGCACAAGGTGATAGTAGAGAAACACAGAATGAAATAGAACGTTTATTGGGTATGAGTCATGATATGTTCAAACATATTGTAGCACTCAACACATATACTGAACCATTCCTAAGTATGCGAGCAAATGATCAACGTGCCATTATTGAACAGTTACTTGGTATTACAATGCTTAGTGAAAAGGCAGAGTCACTTAAAGAACAGCTTAAGAGCAGTAAAGAATTAATCACACAAGAAGAATATAAGATTAAGGGCATTGCTGATGCAAATGTTAGGATTGAAGAACAGATTGAATCTCTCAAACGCAGGCAAACACTTTGGCACACTAAACACAAGGAAGAAGTTAAAAATTTAGAAGATGCTATTGATGCGCTAGCACATGTTGACATCGACGCTGAACTATCAGCACACAATGCTATTGCTGAATACAATAATAAAAAGAGCAAGATTGATGAGACAAATCGTTGGATTGCTAGTATACAAGAGGACAATGTAAAGCAAGAAGCTCTAGCAAAGAAGCTCACAAAAGAGATACGAGATCTCAAAGATCACAAGTGCTATGCATGTGGACAGGAACTGCATGACAACAAGCATGAAGACATTCTCAAAGACAAAGAATTATTACTACAGAATACAGCAATGCAGGTTTTGACTAATGATACACAGTATCAGGAGCATTTACAGGTCATTGAAGAGTTGGGCGTTTTAGGTGAAAAGCCTACAGTATTCTATAAAAACATTAATGATGCTTACAATCATAGAAGCAGTTTAGATCAACTCAAATACGAACTAGAAAGACTAAACAAACAAGTCGATCCGTATGAAGAACAGATCCAAGAAATGCAAGAAACCGCTATTGCAGATATAAATTATGATACACTTAACGAATTAGTTAGAGTCAAAGACCATCAAGAGTTCTTGCAAAAACTACTAACTAGTAAAGATAGTTTTATCCGTAAGCGTATTATTGATCAGAATCTAGCGTTCTTAAACAAGCGTCTAGCATACTATTTGGAACGTATTGGATTACCACACAATGTTGTATTCCAGAACGATTTAACAGTTGAAATTACAGAATTAGGAAGAGATTTAGACTTTGATAATTTAAGCAGAGGGGAACGCAACAGACTCATACTTTCGTTGAGTTGGGCATTCCGCGATGTTTGGGAAAACCTATACCAGCCTATTAATTTGTTGTTTATTGATGAGCTTGTTGATAGTGGTATGGATAGTAGCGGTGTTGAAAATGCACTTGCTATACTTAAGAAGATCAGTAGAGAACGTAAGAAAAGTGTGTGGCTTGTTTCACATAAGGATGAGCTTGCTGGTCGGGTAAACAATATTTTAACAGTAATCAAAGAAAATGGGTTTACTAGTTATAATACAGATATCGATGTAATTTAGGAGAGACAATATGTCAACTACACATGAACAAATCGTAGAACAGTACGAAGTATACCTAGCAGAAAACGCAAAGTTTGAAGAGAAGGGTGTCAAAGCCGCTTCAGCTAGAGCTCGTAAGGCACTAGGCGAACTTGCTAAATTGGGCAAGGCTCGTAGAGCAGAAATCCAAGAGAAAAAGAACAACATGTAATAATAGTTGACTTTTTAATACAAAGTCACTATAATTGCATAAGTTAATATAAAAAGAATGAGTTGGACTTATCGGGGAAACACTGTAACTGAATTACCACAAGAGTGTGAAGGTTTCGTTTACCTGATTACCAACTTATCTAATGGCAAAAAATACATTGGCAAAAAACTGGCAAAATTTAAGAAAACACGACCACCCCTCAAAGGCAAGAAAAACAAACGCAGATCAACAGTAGAAAGCGACTGGCAAGACTATTGGGGATCAAGCGATCACTTAAAGGCAGACGTAGCAGAGCTAGGCCCAACAAACTTCACAAGAGAAATATTACACTTTTGCTCTAGCAGAGGCTTAATGAGTTATCTAGAGGCAAAAGAACAATTTGATCGTGAAGTACTTCTCACAGATGATTATTACAACGGCATTATTAACGTTCGCGTAGGCAGTTCACAAGCACTCATCGAAGGCATTCAACAATTCAAGAAAAAAATCTAAGGCTATAGTTACAGCACTTAAGGTTGGCGGGCCAGTTTGAAAATACCGCTGTGGAAAAAGCATCCGTATAGGAGCACACGTGACACGTTGATCAACACACCAGAGTGTGAGCCATCAAAAGAATTGGGCCACCGGTTGACGTAGAGTGAATGCTGTCATTCAAAAAACTGCACATTACACATAAAAACCGTTAGCACTAGGAACGAGGCAACGGGTAATGTATTATACAGAAAGCATAAGAGCGTCTTATACACTCTATATAGTACATGATGTCGACGTAGGTTGGGAAAGGTTAGAGCCCATTGTGTAGCAGATAAACACCTACTTCCAAGTCTCGGCTGGAGCGGACTCACATGAGGAGCGCAAGCGAAAAAGACGACGGAACCGTAAGTGGTTCCGTCTGACTGAAACAATCTACATGAAGTATTCACTCGCTTCGCTCGTTTTAATTAATAAAAAAGCAACGAGTGTTAACGAAGTTGCTGATGAACGTATGTTCATCCATTAATGTGGTTCTATATTAAAGGCATACCACTTTTCTTAGTGATATCAATATTATCTTTGACCACTTCACCAACCATCTCTAAATCTCTAACACTCATCATATATGCTTGATCAAGTGTAACACCACCTCGCATATACCACACAGTTCTAAGTAATTCTTTCTTTAGATTTTTGGCTTCTGAGTCATATTGTTTGATAACCTTAGCAATGTCTTCGTTACTAAGGCTCAGAAGCCTTATCCGAAAAAATTTGATTGATCAAATACAATGGGTGCTTCATATTCATGTTCGCACTCAGTACATTTGCCTTTCATTGCTTTGAAACTATTATGATCTCTTTGTTTTTCTAAATGATCTTGAATTGATTTAAAGATTTTTGAACTTGCATTACGCACAAATTCTTCGATATGTGCTGGGTTTTCTGTAGAACCATTTGGACTGTCCACTCTGTAAATGGTTTTTCCGATGATATCAACCGTATGCACTGTTAACTTGAGGAAAGCATCATTAAATGCTTCTTGTTTCTGTTGGTCAGTTAACTCACCATTATTGACAATTTGCATGATTTTGTTTTCTTCAAACTGTCTTAGGTTTTCAGTGTTCATTTGTCTATAGTTTAATGGTCTAAAAAATAATTTTAAATCATCAACTTCTAGTTCTTCATCAAATTTCCAATTTGATACCTGATCAACGAGTGCGCCAAGATTTACAGAAAAACTATTTTCTAAAGAACAGTTTGGGCAACTGGTTGAAATATCCATTTCATCACCATATGTTGCAATTCGAATACCGATGAGCAATGCATCTAAATCGATACTTGGAATCGCCCATGGGTCTTTAATTGCAGGAACACAACTGCGAATAACTTCAGCAGTACTTGTTCCGTTTAATAGTGCATCAGGAGTTTTCATAACCAGTTCATCTCGAGCAGTCATTGGAAAAATACCAACTTCCATTGATGTGTTTAAATCAATGGACTCGCGAGGATACCATTTACCCATACTCGGTAATTCGATATAGATTTCCGGTTTCCTAAAATAACCCACTAGGGGGTTTTCTGTTTCAGACATGTATTTTGCTCCGATAAATAAAGTTGTAGAAT